TATTTTGTATGTAACCTTCCTTGTTCAGCCCATTTAATAAGGTCTGAATTAGAAGGCATTTCTGCACCTACTAATCTCAAAAACGAAGAGATTGTTCGGTTTCCATATCTTTCAAATTCTTTTTCATACGTATCTGGTAAATATTGTTGCATCCACGTAAAGTCAGCACTTGAAAGATAATTGCTATCTAACGCAACTTGTTCCGCACTTGGCTGTAATGCAAAGCCCGGAGTTGCTAAAACTGATCCTGCCATAATTTTGTTATTTTAAATGTTATAATTATTACTTTCTTTTTAAACTTTTTATTTTTAATCCTCTCCCTGAATCACTAGGATTCACAGAACGAATCTTCATCCCCCCTTTCGATGCTACTTCAGGAGCTTTACGTTCAGACATATTTATATTTTTTGTCTTACGCAATACCTCTTCGGTTGCATGAGATTGACCTTGCTCATAAAAGAACGAGGCAAATTTCTGAGGATTCATCGCAATGGCTAAAGCCTTGTGGTATCCTGCAGCATCTTTAATATACCCATCTTCCCCTATATATTTATTTAAAAAATTATAAGGACTTGATTGATCTTTTTTAAGAGCTGCAACATCACCCGGAGAATAAGTTATTTTTTGGTCGTTTACATTAAATTCAAAACCTTTGAACTCACTCCCAAAGACTTCATTGGTTTTATTAGTAAACCAATCGCGTCGTTTAGCATTTTCTCTTTCCGTGTTTTTAGCGTCTTGCAAAGATTGATCGTAAGCTTTTAGTTTTTCTAATTCAACTTCAGGAACAGAAGTTCCACTTGACTCAAGTGGTTCTTTGTAGTATTCCTTTTGTTTATTAAAATACTTTTTTGCTTCCGCAATCTTTTTCTTTTTTGCTAATTTTATTTTTCTTACTTCAGATTCATCGTTTAAATCATCATGGTGATATTCAGTCATTAAGTCTTGAATATCTTCAGGGTCTAAACCTTCTTCTGTTGCAGTCAAATATTGTTTTAGCAATTCATCAGGACTAAGGTCATTGAAGTTTGTGTTTAATTTTACATAATCCTCAAAACTTCGTCCTGTTTCTTTTCTATACTTTAAATAAGCAGATACGTCTTCAGGTAGTGGCTCACTCTCTTTTCTCTCGGCAAACAATTCATCTACTGAATTTATCTCCTTATTGTATCTATTTTTAATATGTGAAAGAACATCTTCATCGGTTAACTCTCTAGGAGTTTCTTCCGCTTTAACTTCCTCTTGTTTTTCTTCTACACTTGGAGCTTCTTCCTTTTTAACTTCTACTGTCGCTTCCTCGGTAGTATTTTCTTTTGTTTTAGATAGGTTAACTTTACTTAACCCACCATCTGCGGCTTCTTCTTGTTGTGCCTCATGTTTTTGTAGTAGCTCTTGCTCTACTTCTGCTTGTGATTTTTCAGGCGTACTAGACACCTCTCTTACTTTTATTTCCATTAGATTATATTTTTATACAAAGTTAATAAATTTTTTAATACAAATTTAGACATATTTATTAGTCACCTTTCCCGCCTTAGTATTAGCCACAACGGTTTTGTATTTGCCATATTTTTTCTTTTTCTGAGCGGTGGCAGCTCTTTCCGCTTTAGTCATAGAGTTAGCTTTAGCCAAGGGCAAACAACGGTCAGGATTCTTTTTATTTTTACTTGTACCACATTCTCCAAGTATAGAACCATCCGTTCCTATACGAACCCATTTTTGCTTTAACCATTTTTTTAATTCACTCATTTCTTTTTAGTAGAAGTTAACTTTCTCAACATACCATCTATTTTATTAGCTTGAGCTTTATGCATAGCTGAAGCTTTTTTTAATTCTTGAGAAATAGTTTTTAATTTTTTCTTGTCTATCATAATTATTTTTTTTTAGAATTTTTAGCATAGTTAGGGTCTTTACAATATTTACTTGCCGCCAAGTTTGCATACGCACTTGGGTAAGTATCAAAAGTTCTTTTGGCCCACGCAATTCCTTCAGGGCATATTTTATTTCCTTTTCTTTTTGTTTTTAATTTTGCCATATTTATCGTGGTGAAAATTGAGATAAATCAAAACCATCTAAGCTATCTTCATTGGACTCAAAGTTTTGCGCCGGCAATCCTCTTTGTCTTTGCTCTATTAGTTTACTTTGTTGAGTATTTTGTTGATCTATACGTTCTGCTTTAGCGTCTTCTCTTTGCGTTTCTCTTCCCTGTAGAGCTATTTCGGATGTATCTCTCAATTTAAGGTTATACATAAACTCTTGCTCCATTAATTGAGCTTTAAGAGCAGCTTCTCTTTGCATCTTCTCTATGTCAAAAGCAATCTCTGCCTGCTTAATTTGCATCTTAGATTGTCCTTCTGCTTGTATTTTTTGCATCGCTATTTGTGCAGCCAACTGCTGAGACTGTTGATTTATTTGAGCTTGTTGTTGTTGCTTCATCATATCATTCTGCATATCTTGACGCTGCTTTTGTTTTCTTTTAAGTTTCAAAAGCTGATTAGCAAGTTTTAAATTTCTCAACTCTCTAATATCTAAAGCATCTTCTAAGTTAATATCTTGCTTACTTAATGCCATTTGAATATTTTGTTCTAGTTGAGCTTTTTCTTCTTCATCCGGTGCAACTTCAATAAATATGCCAAAATCATATATATATAAATCCTTACTATCTTCTAAAATAGACACATTGTATTTTCCAATTTGATTAATAAAATTATCTTTAAAATCAGAAAATTGTAAAATATCTCCCACCCTATATGATAAAGCTTCTGCTAAACTTCTATACATATATAAACTACCATCCAAAATATGTCTTGTGGCAGTATTAGAATTTAAAGCAGCTAGCTTTTGAACTCCCACTAAAGCATCCGGATCAGGTTTAGAACCATCTCTAGCTTCATTTAATCCCGTAACACTACGAATCATGTTTAGATAATGATTATAGTTACCTATTAACATTTGAGTTTTGCTCGCACCTGAATTAGAATTTAATTCTCTTATAGGAACTTTGCCATGGTTATACTCACCATCTTGTGTAAAACTTCTACCTATTACACTACCGGTTTGAAAATACAATCTTAAAGCATCTTCAGGATTATAAGCATTGCCCGTTCCTAAGTCCACTTCATTAAGTCCGTCAGCATCAATATAAACACCATCAGGAACAACACGCGAAATAACTTGTTGTAATTTTAAATGAGTCATTTGAATAAGGTCGGCAAATGGAATCATTCTTCTAACTAAAGATTCTATTACACCTTTGTACATTCTAGGAGCTACAGCTACATAATTAGGGATTGCATATTGATTAGCTGATTTTGGCCTAACCATATTTTCAGCAAGCTCCCACTTTAATATAATGTTTGTTCCCATTACCATTACTCCGTTATACCACACATCAATAGTTTTCTCAATTTTTTCAAACCTTCCCTCTTCCATCATTTCTGTTGGAGGATTAAATTGGTCATCTTTTTCAATCATCTTAGTATTACCTGACTCAGTAATCTTTTTTTTGTAAACTATCTTTTGTGTTGTTTTGTAATTAAAGTACATTAAAGTAGCAGTATCTCTATAAAATATATTATTCTCGTAATATTGAGCTGTATTATAATAATCATACCAAGTTTGACTGTATTGAGATATTTCTTTTAAATCTTCTTTAGTTAAACTAGGATCTATTTTCATTAACTCTACAATAGGAAGGGTTTTAATTTCTCCCCAATAAAAGCAATCTTTAAAATGTGGGTCTTCAGTATAGCTATAAACAATATTAGCAGGATCTACATACTCAACCTTAACTCCTGCGCCGGGTAAAAATTCATGTTTAGCTACTCCAATACCCAATACAGTTAAATCATAATCAAATCTTTTTCTTAAATCAATGTATTTGTTGTTATCAAATAATGTATCAATAGCCTCTTCTTGAGCAATTTCTATTGCAGGCTTATAATTAATTTGCATGTATAAAGCTAACTCTTCGTCGCTTTCAGGTAGTTCATTAGGATCCATTGAATAAGGATTAAACCCTCCACGCTTTTGAATGACATCTAGCATAGGTTTAGCGGCCATTTGCCCTTCAATCATTTCTTGATACTTACTTCTCTTAGATTGAGACAAAGCATCTTGAGCATAAGCGTTGACTTTAAACAAACGGTCAGACATACCATTAACCACAATGTCTACAAACTTAGGTAATATAGGAACAGGAGTCCAATCCAAGTTTAGATAAGATAAATCTCCATCTACCGCAAGTTCATTCTTGTATTTTTTAATAGACTGCTCTCCACGGGCATACAACCTTAATCTATTATACTCCCCCCATTGATTATAAAATCTGCATTGATTTCCGTCTTTACGAAACCATTCGTACTGTATAGCTTGACCTATTTGTAAGCCAAACTCAGGTGTTGCCTTTTCAGCATCTGACACAAATTGACTTGGAAACCCTTGAGAAATGATATTTATTTTTACATCTTTCATTTTTTCAATTCACTTGTTAATCCCTTATTATTATATCTAGCAAAGTTAACACTTATTTTTGATTGTTTTTTTTCGGCTACATATAAATGTTTTTGATTAGCCATAATAGCTAAACCCGAACTAATCGTTGCATCATGTTTTGTTCTATTACTTATATCAAACCTTGCCCAATCCTCTAGTGTCCTTGTAAACATCATTGTACCCATCAAATCACTAGAACGATGTGTTTCACTTAAATCTAATCCCACATATTTTTCTATATATGATTCTACCGCTGAAGCATGTGCTTGTTTAATGTCTTCCGAAGAATTAGGAATACCTCCAATTTCTTTTTCCGTTTTAGAAAGTTTAGTGTAATGTTTGTCCGGCCTATTCATACAGAAACCTCTGTATCCTCTATTTTTAAAATGATACAACAAACGAGGCTTATTATTCTCTACTAATATGGGCATACCGTAAAACACACACGCCATCAAAACTTCTTCAAAAAATATTTCTGCTGTTTGAGGTCGGGCAACATACTCTAAAAAAAATTCATTTGTAGGAGCTTCATCCATATGAAACTTAGTCATCCCATGCAATGCTCCATTAGAACCCCCTCCTCCAACTGTGCCGGATATATCATACGAGTCACAACCAAATGAACCTAAGTGGTCATTTAAAGGATAATACACTCCTCGCTTATCTACATAACGATTTTGAAGACGCTTAGGCGGTGTCCACGAAACTAAAAACCTACCCCTTATATTGGGTGTCCATATAACCTCTGTGTCTTTTATTCCATTTTTCCACGAAAAAGAACCACGTGTTAAATAATGCTCAGGTATTAAAGAATCATTATAATCTATTTGTTGATAGATTTTAGTTAAATTAAAAAGTGAAGCCTTACTTTCATCTCTAAAAGCATGAGACTCTGTTCTAGGAAATTGACGATAAAATTCATTTAAAGCATCAGCATCATTCTTTAATGAGGTAACCTCATCTTCCCAATAGTCAACCGCTCCCTTGTTAAT